TGATTGTTTTGCCTTTTCAATAGCAGCAACAGCATCCATCAATCCTTTTGTGACCCTTTCTATTTCAGAGACTATCCCTGATCCATCAATTACGTCACTTATTGCTATCCTGCCTTTATCTGACATTGCTTTCTTTTATTTCATTTAAAATACCACACCACTCTACTAATAACATATCTGACTGAACATTAAATCCGGCCTTTCTCACACTTGCTAACATTACATAGTAATCGTTTTTAGCCACATTTATGTTTATTTTAGTTTTTTCAGCCTTATGTTTATTGTATGTAGTTAATTTTCTGAGGTATTGGTTTTTCATGTTTTCGTAGTCGCCCCAAAACCCCAGCTTAATTAACTTTTCTTCTGCCTCTTTTACCCCTAAATCCAAAGCCATAAATAAAAGCTCAATCTCTTCTATTTCTAACTCTTCCTCAATATCAAACTTTCGTTCTAATATGAACTTAGGGATGTATTCTCCCTGAACAGTTTCAAAAAACTTTTGCTGAATATCAGTCCACCTTTCTACGACTTCCTCTGCTGACGGCAACTGTGTCTTCTCCGACGGAATTATCAGAAGGTTCAATTCCTGTGTTTTCATCAACTTGTAATACAGGCTGGCTTTTATCGTCTCGAACGTCAGCATATCTGATTGTTTCAACAATGCCTTTTCTTCCGACCTTTTTACCAACTTCTTCAAAACAGTATAAATTTCCATGATGCACTATTTCCTCGATGAATATAATAACGTCAACCTTCCACATTTTAGACCACGTAACAGCCTGAAGACGTACTCTATCTAAACTTTTTCTTGCAATATAATCATTTTTACATGCCATGATACTAGATTTTAAATTCCAATTCTTTTTCTGTACTCTATTAATATTTCAGGAAGGATTTTGCCAGTGATTAAGACCATGTGTTCTTCCGTCAATCCAAATATGTCCTTCCATTTATTTTGAAAATTACTTCCAAAATTATTAGCCCCTATCTCAATATATTCTCCGGCGATTGCAGCGTAAATATTTCCATAGAAAACACCTTTTATATAAAGGTTCGGTGCTGTGTAATATTTACCTTTTTTAGACTTAGGAACTTGCCCAGAATCTTCTAATTTCGCTTTCCACCTAGCATAACCAAGGGCTTGTCCCCTTGATTTAAAATATGGGTCTTCAGTGTATTTTGGGCGAATCATCTGCCCTTTATATGTCAATCCATCCGTTAATTGCTCCTTGTTTAGATCAACTATCTCTTGTAGGTGTCGTTCTAGTACGTCTTTTATAACATCTAAGAACGACACCTCTTTGAGTTTCGCTATCATTTCAGTGATAAGCATATTAGCTTGTGCTAAACGTAGCTGCTCCTGTACTTACTATTAAAATATCAGTTCCCGGCAATGATGCAGGTGCGACCAAGTCAACAGATGTCCCTGCCCCCGTACACGCTAATGTATATCTTCCAGCTACGGTAGAAGTAAGTGAATTGACGGTTCCGCTTCCAAGTACAAAGCATTCTTTTGTTAATCCCAATTGCGGAGTGTCGCAGCCTCCGGCGCAAGCCAGAATAACATCAACAACAACTTCGGTTGCCGATTGAGGATCTCCTACTGTATTTATCGTAGCAGGGGTTAACCCGTCGAGCTTTTTGACATTCCATGTCATCTCTTCTGCATAGAAGTATTTTGACAATTCTTGTTCGTCGTCAAGATCAAAGTAGATAGGTACAAGACCTTCATTAGTCCCGCTTGCGGTTGTTTTGCTGTAAGGTTTTCCAACAGTGAACATTCCGGTAGTTAAACCTTTTACGGTTACGCCATCGTCTTCGGTTGTCCCTAATATTGAGTTATTGTCATAGGCAATAAGAATCTCAACATTTGCATTACGAAACATCATGAGTTGCTTCATAAGGCATGGTGAAACCTCTACATTTGCCTGATAGCGATATTTGCCATAGTCTTTTATGCTACGGCTTTTGTCGGCATGTTCAACAAACTCAATGTCAGTAGAAGAGTCAATAAACTCTTTTATGTTTTTAATTGGGAAAACTTCTCTTGCTTTGATTGCAGTAATCCAATCTGCAAAAGTTATAAAATCAGCAGCAGCCAGCGAAAATCCCGGAATGACCGGAATAATAGAGACTGGCATTCCTAATCCTAAATTTTTTAATCCGGCAGCCGATCCTGTATTTCCGTAACCAGCCGCTCCTGTTAAGCAATTTGCCATATCATTAATTATTGTTTAGATAATTTAACTCAAAACTTAAAGAAAAATTAAACCAAGGATGCAAATCCCTAAACCTTAATCTTTCTGTTGATATTTCTGAAAAAACATCTGTTAATTTAGTTTTTATTGAAATCTCTTTATTGCCTGGTATTAATGGGTAAACTTCACTTAAAACCAAAAGCAGTATTTCTTCATCTTTTCTTTCAATAGAATCATATAGGGCGTTCGCATTGCATGAACATATTAACTTGACATCAGATGTGATTATGTTGTGCATGTTGGTTTTTGAATCGCCAACAATAAATCCAAATACAGCGTTCTTAGTATCATCAATAAATACTTCTACGTATTCACCTGATAAACTGTAAGATTCTGCTATTTTGATAACATCTTTGTTTATTGTTTTTTCGGTAATATACAATCTTCCATAAACCTCTGTATTAGTCCATGACAGTCCGTTCAATGCAGTTTGAAATTGCAATAAGCGTTTATCTATTCCGACAGGATTTACTTTAGAATGTATGCTCATGGTTTCATTGTTATCCTACTTATTCTAGGCTGCCTGAAAAGACTGTTTCTCAATGTTAATATTGAATCGTTTAATTTGTCAATAACGCCAGATATTTTTAGGTCTTTATTTCCAAATAGTTCAAGATCAACCATTTCTTTAGATATTCTTTCAGTAATGTTACTCCTAGTTGAATACCTGATTAGATTCAATACCTTTTCATGCATTTGAAGCTGAATTGCATTCCAGAAAAGATTTCTGTTTTTTAAAATCAATTCAGTATAGTCGTTATATATTTCTATGCCAAAATTTAGCCCAAATGTATCGGAGGCATAAGTTTCGTTTACTACACTGATAGTAGTTCCGGTACAATCCAGACTTGTTGGTTCAATGTTGTAATACGGAGTATTTACTCTTAGTGATGACAAGTTAAAATCTTTCTTACAAGCACTCACAGAGCCTAAGTCATCATCAAAATATCCCACATAAAACACGCCGCCCTTATAAGTAGTATCATCGGCAATTATCCAATCAAGGACAGTAATCTTTGATGAATTTGCAGTAGTTGTAATGGGTTTTGTCAAAATAGGCAAGGAAGGAAGATTTGAGTTGTATAAATATAAATTGAATGTTGCGACTCCATTGAATGATGTTTCGACCCAAGGAATTTTACAAACAACATTCCCCGCGCTTGGGGTTATTTTATGCCCTACAAATTTACCTTCTTTACCTATTAAATTGATAAATGACTTCTCAAAAGGATATAAATTATTTGAACTGATAAAATCGGCTTTATCTTTTAGGACTTTATTGCAAACATCTAAAATTACAGCCTTTTGCATATTTCCGAGCAGTGTATTGAACTGAACGGCGGTTATGTTTGGGTTTTCCTGACAATCCTTAATGTTTTTAATGCTCACTAATTCAGAGGCATCCTTAAAATACAATCCAGAAGATGACAATACATTAGTGGCATCAACAATATTGTAATTGGTAATATCTGGATTTCTAAACCCAACACCACCAAATAAGCCTGTGGTCGAAGCCTGTATTTTATCAATTCGAATCATTACAATGCTTTAGATAGATATATCTCAACATCTTTGACCAAAACGCCTTTCCCAACTGAATCATTTCCCGAAATGACAAGTTCGATTAACAGCTGCCTCCAAAATGGCTTAATTGAAACCGTCGGAGTAGCAGTTCGTGCCGCCACTGTTAATGTATCTTTAGTTGCCACCAAGGTTTGCTGTAAAAAGTCAACAGCACTGGCAGTCCCTAACGTATAATCCGCATCAGTTATTGATTCTATCACAGTATTTATCTCAGCAGAAATTACAGCCGTAGTAGTTGTCTCTATTAACGTCCACGCCTCGTCATCAAACATTCTGCCTTTTATATTTACGATCACAGTAGTGTCTACGCCATCAATGGAATCTAATGCCAATTTGATGTAATAGTCACATGGAAACGACTTATTTAACACAAATGGAATCAATAACGAATCCTGAACTATTGTAAGAGAGTCGGCAGCACCACCAACAAGTCGCATGGAAGCATACTTTTCAGCCTCTGGATTTGCGGAAAACACCTTAGTGTTCCAAGTGCGAGTATTTGCGGTAAGTGTAAATGACACCACCAATAACACAAATAAAAATAATATCTTTCTCATGATATTTCCTCCTATTAAATTATTGTTGGTGAAATTCCAAAACCATAAACAACGCTGTCTGTTTTACCTGCAAAGTCGCCTGTTGCACGAAGATTACTCAATGGAGCAGACACATAAGCCATATCCAATGAAAGTTCAACTTCCAAGGTTACGTCCTGTTTGCTTCCATTTGTGTTTGTCCCTGAGCTTGATGTGTCAGAACGTTGGGCGTAAGCATGGATAGCAATATCCAAAGTATAAGCCACATTCCCTTTGTCGTCAAGAACCGATACGGGGAATGAGCCATAGTCGCCAACATAAGACATAGCCAAAGCCGGATCTAATGGTTTACGGTTTTGTTTTGGAATCCAAGGAACAATACCAGCCATTTCCATAGGAAATGCAATTGCAGAACCATCATAATCGCTAAAAATATCGTTAGTGGTCATCGCTATATTCATTCCGTTAAATTGGAATCCAAGATTGGTTGCATTTGCCTGTCCTTGCGCCGATGCAAAATCTGCATTCATGTAAGCCAGAGAATCAGCAATTACCATAATATTGTTACGGAATAAGTTGTTCTTCATTCCCGTACGAATATTTTGGAAGAATTTATCTGCGTTCCCACTATTTATTTTCATTAAAAAGTTGGTATCATCCCAAGTTCCCTGAACTCTTCCTTTGCAAATTTCAGTACGGTCGGCAATCAATTGAGCTAATTTTGCTGTTTCGTGTCTTTCCAGAAGATTGTACACACAACTTTGCATCTGGGCAGCATAATTTTCTTCAAATGACATAATGTTGTTGTCATTTTGCTTGATCGAGATAGAAAAAGTCTCAACCATGCTATCCCAAGATAAGGTTACTGCTGCCGAATCGCCGCGATCACCTGTGTGATTATAAGTACGATCAACTGCCGATCCTTTAGACCTGCGAATAGGAAGATAAGCGTACACTGAACGATCTTCACGCTTTCTCAGCTCTGCAAGAAAAGGATTTGCTTTTTCGCCATAGGCCATCGCTGCTAAAACTGCGGTGTCCGGCATTCTCCATTCACCAGACTGAAATTTTTGCGTAAAGATTGCTTGTCCGGCTACTAAATTAGATGGTGTGAAATTTGACATCTTTTTTAATTATTTATTAGTAATAATTTTTAAATACACTCTATTTGGACACCGCCATTATATTTTTATAGCACCGCTATTTAGATATTAACTGTATAAACATTTTCTGTCCTTCTGTGGACATTGGTTCTATTTTATGCTCAGTTAGGTATTTAGTAGCTTCCTCTGCGCTCATGCCTTTTGGCAATCCGCTTTGTTTTTTACGGTCTTCGCCACCCATACCTTCTTGTTTAATCCATTTCTTTTCTTCGACAAAAGCATTGATTACATTTATCCTCTTTTCAGGATTACCCAATGCATCGAGAATTGTTTTACCATCTCTCTTGGTTATGTCATTGCCTTTTTCATCTTGCTCAAATGTGAACGTATGGTTTATAATAAGCAATGCATCGCCTCTGTCATATGACATTTCTTTTGGTAGCGCACTAAGCACTTCGTTGTTTATAGCTTCGCTTAAACGCTCTCTTTCTTTCTGAGAAAACTTATTTTTCCACTCTTCTGCTTCAGCCTCTTTTTGCTTGTAAGTTTCAAGTATCCTTTTGTTGCTTTCTTCGTAGTCTGATGCTTTTTTTGCCAAAGCAATTATTTCATCAGACGGTGTTTGATTCTTATATTTCTGCTCATAATTGGCAGACAGTGAATCCATCAACTTTTTAGCTATTATTACGGCATCTTTTTCACCTTCCGACAATTCAATGCCAGTATTTTTTGCTATTTCCTTGTATCCAATTTCTTTTCCTTGTTTAATGGCTGTTTCCCTTGCTTCTCTCTGTTGTTCCTCTGTTAATATTTTCCCATTTAATCGTAGTCCAAGCGACACTTCTTCTGTTGATGTTAAAGCACCGCTTATTTCATCTGTTGTTTTTCCAAACACCGCTGAAATTACTGTTAAGTCTGCTTGACTGATCATGTTACTCCCCCTTCAGTTCGTTAATTTTTTCTTTAACCATGTCTTTTACTGCCGGGACTTTGACGAGATTTAACTTCGCCTTGTCATACGGTATTTCATACATGTCAAGAATCTTTGCCTTAGACATTGATGAAAACATTTCATCAATTTCAGCGTCCGACTTGATTAAATTTTTTGACATATCATCGGATGATTCTGTTTTTTGTGAAATATTTTGTTTTTCAGATTGTCTTGCCCAAATAAATCCTGAATTAGACCAATTCTGGTTTAGTTCATCTGCCATAGAGTCGGATATTCTTGCATTTCTGATAAACTCGCCTAGCACTGGCTTTTCATCTACAACCTTTAATCCCAATGTGATAGGATCGCGGGCAATGTAATACTTTTTGTAATTTACCAAATCACTCATACTTTTAATTTTGATTATTATTAATATTTTGCTCCGCCGGAGCTGTTTTTATTTGTTGCATTTCGCCTTTCGTTGAAATATATTGTTCGTATTTTTTAATTAATTCAGCTTGATCCATTTTTATAACCTCCATTTCAGACATAGTATTCTTAAAGTCAATGACATACAGTTTTTTCTTTAAATCAGAAACTGGCGCAAAATCCTTAATGTCCGCAATATTGAAATGAGGAAACGGATCAAGGGACATTATTTTTTTATTATAGACATATAATTGATCATTGTCTTTAAATTCAGATTCAAGATACTGATCACAAGTAATATCCATAACTAGGCTATTGTCGGTCAAGTTTCCTAATTCTGTGTATCTTTTCATCAACTGATCCGGCGTTTCAATCAAATACCTTCTGCCGTAAACAATCATTGATTTTATAAATGTTAACGAAAAATAGAAAGTCCCAAATAGATCTGCAATGGCATTATGTATTAATTGGGCAGATGCAGTATATTTGTTTAATTTATTATTAACTGGCTGCGTATCAGTCCATCTTCCCGTAGCCGTTGCATACTGATTGCCTTGTTGACTTCCGTACTCCATTACTGCGCCCCATTGAGAAAACATAATCATATCCCACGTTCTATCAACTGAGTTTGTTTTTAACTTCCACGCCTCGGGTGGCAGTGTTATATATCCACCCGGAGGTATCATACTAGATTCACCTTCTACTGGTGGTTTTATTCTTAACTTATCTGTTGGGTCTTTTCTAGTTGCAATGCCAGTTCCAGAGCATCTCGGACAAGTTGTGTCAAGTCCTCTTCCGGTATCTCTTGCGGCAACCTCGCCAGTGCCATGACATCTTGGACAATCGTCTTCGTATTCCCAAGGAAGAGGGTAATTATGAAAGAACTCTACTATATTAAGCACAGAGTTATCGACCATGTATTTATTTAAAAGCTCTACTTGCTGGTCTATCTGCGACCGTTTCCATCCGGTTACAGGGTCTTCTATATCTGAGCAAAGTATTGCGGGTACGTGCTTGAACAGATGCGTTTTAGTATCCACTAACGTGATACCCTTTGCCTCTCCGTTTTTTACATTTTTGTATCTGTAATATCCTACTCCATCGACAGCCCAAAATAATTCTTCTTTTATAGTGCTTCTCTTTTCTTCGTCAAATATCGTTGTGTCAGGTTCAAAAATAACCCAATCGGGTCTTATGCCATCCTGTTCATAATTCCTTATTGACGAAATAGACTTATATGTTGGATATATTTTTTTCCCATCTTCACTTACCTCTAAGAATATCAATCCGTTTGGGTCTGTAATATATTTATCAAACCACACCTTCTCAATGTACTGAGATAACGTATAGCCTGAATGCACATCCAATAATTTATCCTTAAATTCGTTTTCTAATTTAAGGTCGCCATCGCTAGTAAAAATGAATTTACTAAATCCACCCTTGGCTGAAAATATATTATCTGCCGGACGAAGAAGTCTGTCTGTTATGAATTTATTTGATATTGCAAATTTGTCTCTTGCAATTTTTTGTTCGTCGTTTTCGTAGTTGTTTATTTTTTCCAAGGCTTTATCTAAACCTACGCCATGAACATGAAGCATGAGTTTATCATTATATTCTCTTGCCCATTTGATGCGAGAATCAGGATTGTTATATTTGTCTTCTATGTTATCTATCATGTTTTATGACAATAAACTAGCATTTTCCCGACTTCTTGCTATACTTTTTATGTTCAGCTTTTTCTTTAGGATGTCTTGATCCTTTAGATTTAAAATCATTATCTCCCTTTTTACCTGACTTTTTAGCCATGCTTATTAAATTTTTAGCAAAATTAAACAAAAATATGTTATACAACATCAAATTAATTAATTTTATTTTATTGAGAGTTGGTATTTTTGTGAAAAAAATATATAAATGATTTTATTTACAACAGTAAGCGTTCCAATGACTTTATTTAAAGTCGATATTTTAATTGGTGGATCAAGAAAAGAAGTAACTGCATTAAATATGCAAAGATATGGATTTACTAACAAGGAGGACGCTGAGCCAATAAGCAGAAATGAATGCAATACAATTAATTCTGGGCAAAATTGTCCGTTAAAAGGTGAAATTAGGTTTTATCTGGCATTTGAAAGACACCCAAGATTGATTCCAAGTATTTTTACTCATGAATTATGGCATTTAATGTGGCATATACAGGCTCAAATATCAGACTTTAAACTTGAATACAGTACGCATTCTTGGGCGGCTTGTATGATTGAGGATATTTCAAGGCAAGTATTAGATGCTAAGTATGAAAAGATTTATCCACTAAAAACATCAGTCGCTATTCCTGAATCTACTTCGCCTAATCTGCTTTAAAATAAGACCGTAAAACGTGGCTGTCCATAAGTGATCAAACTTATCAATAGGTTCATTTATTTGAATACCATTAACAGTTCTCCACCTATAAGATTGTTGTTCTTTTTTGAATTCGGGTGAAATTACGATGTGTAAATGATATTCTTTCAGTTTTCTTATCCAGTCAACTTTATTTCCTTTTTTACTAGCTTTTTGAATATTCCAACCATACTTTTGAAGGTCTTTCACCATTTCTTGCGCACCATATTTAGCTGAAACATACTTATCTGACGAATCTGCTGTTATAGGAATATATTTTTCTATTCCTATTGCAAACATAGCCTCATTTAATGTTGCCGACGTTTCAGTAGGTGTATACAATTTCTTTTCAAGATAAACATCTAGTCCATTTTGGGCTATCTTAACGATGGCGGATGGATCAGAAGTAAACCCAAAATCCTCTCCGTACCAGTAATCTAATCCTTCAGGAAACTCATTGATCCAGTCCACATAAGGAAATATTATTCCTTGCGGTTGCGCTCCAATACCCTGCCCATAAACAGCCCACATAAAATCGTCAGCCGTTCCGTTTATTACGTTCTCTGGATTACTAGGATCGTATGACAATATCTTATTTCTAATTCTCTGCTCTAGCCAAGGGTTATTAAGCTGAGTAGATATTGGCGCTAACCACACATTAGGTCTTGTTATAACTGAATTCAATATCCAATGTTCGGTAAAACATGGATTATAGTCGAGAATAAAGAATTCGGTTAAACGCATTTCCAATTGGTCAAAAGCATCCTTTTCAGCTTCAAATGCTTCATTGATCCATACTACATCATATTTCTTTCCATGCGCACCACTGGTATCAAGACCAGAAAAGCTTATTGTATTTCCGTATAAGATATATTTTTGGGGATTACTTTTTAGGTGGTTGTCATCTCGATAAAGTCCATATAAATTCAAAATATCAAAGAAATCTTTCATTACAGAATCCTTTAAATCTGAATATTGCTGTCTGGCTATAAGTATGTTTTTTCGCTTATTATTATTTCTAGCACAGTAAGATATGAGAAATTGTATGATTGACCATGTTTTTGAGCTATTATGAACAACCGTTCCGTCTTCCAGTAAGAAGTAAGGAGAGTTGTGTAAGCTAAAACCAAAATATTCACCTAATCCTAGTGGCTCAATATCTATACTGGTTGAAAAATAATTTCTATCACAATCTTTTATTATTCTTTTTCGAGGTATTTTTAGGTATGTATTTAATTCCTCAAAGTCGCTGTGATTTATTTCAATAGAATACGCCTCTCCAACATACATTGATCCATCAGATCGTTTCATTGAAGTTTTGCACTTATTTATTCCGTTTGTAAAGAACCCACTCAATCTACATATCTCTAATACTCCTTCAAGTATTATCTTTTTAGTTTGCGTTATTGATATTGTGTTTCTGCCAGTGTCGCATCCATCACTATCAATCAACCCGGCAAGTAGTCTTAATCTAACCTCTTTCGAGTTGTATATAAAATCTTCCGGTATGTGTTTATTATTTATAAGTCCATATTTTTTAAACTCCCGATTCATATCCGAAACAGCATTGTTTAAAGTAACCTTACTGCCTTCTTCTGCTGCCATCAACCTATATGATACTGAATCTATTTTTTTTAATGTAGTTTTTAGTTCAATTGCCTTATCTTGTAAATAAGAAATAATTTCTGGGTCAATATTTGTTATTTCATGAGGAGAAACAGACGTGCCGTCGCCTATCCATAAACCGAGATAGTAAGGATCAATATTTATTTTTTGATATGGTAGTTCAATATTTGTGTTTTTAAACCCAGTAAAATTTCGTTTATATCTTTTTGATTTTTTTGTAAATTCAGATATTTCAAAATTATGTATCACATCCTTGTCGTAGGGTAATCTGGAATGAAATCTTTTTTCATCTGATTTATATCCGGGGATTGGTATTTTTTTTTCAAATGGTCGGGTTTGTTTTAATGATAGGATATGATTTGAGTTTACTACATAATCAATTCCCCTAGTTTGCTTGACACTAAACATTTGATCAATGCCGGAATGAAGTCCCGTAACAACATTAAATCCCACGCCGCTAAAGTGCATTATCTTGTCTCCAATTTTAATGTCTTGAATGTTCTTTAACTTCCCATCAAACATTCGTACTTTAGTATCTGGAGCAAAACACCTACTTCCTCCAGGTAATACAAATCCTTCATAGGTTTTATTTACATCTACTACAAGCGAATCACTATCGCTTGTCCTTTTAGTGTTATTTTCGTGAGTAAATATATTATAATAAACTTCTTGATGAAGATAGGCTGCAAATAACCATTCAGCCACTACCGATCCTTTTACATCTACAACTTTTTTACCGTCTGCCATAACCCTTATTTTGACAGTTCAAAGTTAGTAAATATGTTTTATAACATTAGATTTATATCAAAAAAAGGCAGTATAATATACCGCCTTTAATTAAACAAATGGTTACAAAATGGAAAATATTTAGACTAAAGTATTATCAATCACTGCTTGTAGATTTTTAATATTGTTTTTCATTTTAATAATTAAATCGTTGTACTCGATAATGTCTTTCTTAAATCTATTAATAATCATTTCGTTAAACTTGACTTTCGCCTCATTATATTTATCCATATCAACTATCATACAGTAACGAAGCGATATATAGTATGGTTCGTTACTGTGACAGTAGTGATCTATTCCATCATACGATAAGCTATAATTTTTATCAGTGTAATTAACTGTATCAAATCCTATTTCCTTAACAATTTCTCTTTTGATGTCTCCCTCAAAATACATTCCTGAAATAAAATTATTTATAAGCAGGATGCAGTCCTTATTTATGGAAATTCTAACTATTTTCATCGACGATAGATTTAGCCCATTTAACTTGCTCTTTCTTACTTAATGGCTCTTTAATGCCCTCCCTGTCGCAATAATTAAAAAAATTATTGGGAGTATGTGAGTTTATAATTCCCATCCCGATCCTCCACGCCCAATCACAAGAAAGACTAAGGCTATGTTGAAAATAAAGACTTACCCATGACGATATAACTTCACTTAGATTCAAAATGTCTATTAAGTTTCCATTTCGATAATATTCCATTCCCCAATATTCTGATTTAATATCAAGATTTTCGTCGTAGCAAGCCTCTATCTCTTCAATTACCTCGGTAGTCTCTTTTCCGTTTTCTTTAAACAATGATTTTACCCATGAATTATAATTAAATTTGTTTAATTCACCTGATTCAACCGAATGCAAAAGCGTAAAATAGCAGCGATAACCATAATTGTTTAGGAGTTCTTTTCTAAATCGGTAGTTTAATTCCTCTAAATTTGTTTTCATACTCTAATGTTTAATGAATAAATTAATAAAACTATACTCTAATGATTTACAAATTTAATTAATTATTTCAACTTTCAATATGTTTTATAACACAAAAATCCGGCAGTAGACTTAAATCTTACTGCCGGACAAAACAAATCTTATGAAAAACTTCAAACTAAATACCCTAGACAAATATACGGTTTATTTTAACTTAAATTCCTTTATTCCAAAACTATTTGCAATTGCACGTTCTATTTTTACTCCATTACTATCAGGTAGCATACTAAAGAACCAAATACGGTCACACTTTGATAGTTCTTCAATATCTATAATCATGTAGTCAATCCAATCTCTATCAAATGTTATTTCATCTAATGGACTTACTGGAATATGCCCAGTTTCCTGAACTAGTATTTTAGCTTGCGTAAAATCAGTAATTGCGTCCATTAAGGGTCTTCCTGAGATTGGAGCAGATAAATAGACTTTGAATTTATCTCTTGCGCCTCTAATATATGATTCAAGGTTTATTTTAGATTCATTTTCGACACAATAGTCGTACCATTCAAATACTTTTTCTTTTGGATACTGATTGTCTATGACTTTTTGAATATCATCAAATGAAAAGTAATAGTCATTAATTGCCAGTATTGTTCCGGGATTTCCAGCCCACCATTTTTCAGGATATTCAAATCCCATGTGAGAAATAAATAATAGTTCGTAATTATATATCGCCCGATCTAATTTTTGCCTTAATTCCATTTTTTAGTTATAAAGTTTATTTTTCTTGAATTCTAAAATAGTCATTGAGTTATCATATCGCTCGTTTTCCAAATAGCAAATTTTTTCAGCGCCATCTAAGACCATTGTAAACCTGTTTTGAGCTAATTCATCAACAAGTCTGGCATTGATCTTTTCAAAGAAATACCTATCCTTTAAATAAGCTAAAAGTAGCCTTATTTCTTCGATTGAAGATTCAGAAATGTCGATATAAATATTTTTTTTAGACAACTTTTTTGATTTAAGATTATTTTATCTTTTTGTAATTCAGATAGTTTTGTATTCAATTCGGATAACATTTTTCTAATTATTAAGTTCTATGTTTTCCATTTCTTCTTTTGAATCGTAATATTTATAACCACATTCAGCTTCCATTTCGCTTAAATAATTTGCATGAAATTCATCTCTTACAAGTATTCCAGTAGACATTAATAGTTGACAATGACAACATTCGCAAGTAATGTTTCTCCAAACTCGCTTGCCAATACGATCTATAAACCATTGCTTTCTTTCCATTTAGTCATGAAATTTAACTTCAAAATCGTCTATTTCATCTCCGTCTGTTGGCGCACATAATATTTCGACTATTTTATTTCCTAACTCAATTATTCCATCTAATCTTTCGATTATTTTATTAAGTCGGTCGTCAGGTCTAGGTACTAACTCTTGTTGTGGAATATTGTAGCCATATTCATGAAGTCGGCTGTCGATTTCTTGCTGATCTATAATAGCTTTATCAGCGATGGATTTTAGGTGGCCACTAACCCAATGAATTCCTTTTGGATTATGCTCTAATATAATTTTGGGTTGTGTCTGGCAGTATAATTCTTGGAATTGTTCAAATGTAAGTTCAGAAATTCCATCCTCCGAATAATACGAGTCTAGTTCACACCATCCAATAAGGTTATCTATCATTAGTAAGTATCTTTTGTCGGTATGTGTGACCGAACAAGCACTTCCGCACCACCTAATTCCATTAGCAAACAACACCTCCTGAACTATCCTTGACTGCTCAGGAGTAACTTTTATTTTAAACGGTTCGATTTCCATGATATTATTTGTCAAGTAGATATTTTAACGTTTTGATTTGATTTTTCAAAGCAGAATACTCGTTGATAGATTCATAGAACTTTCGTGGGTCTTTCCCTTCAAATAAAGCCTTTGGAGTATTTTTTTGCCATTGCTCAAATCTACTATCGTAAATAGTGATTGTACGCTCAATTCTTGCGAGCTCTGATTCAACAAATGCTTCACGGGGATTAGTTTCGAGATAAGACTTGCATTGAAGCAATAGCCTTATTTGCTTGTTGGTGGCAGTAATTACACCTTTATTGCGATACGGAATTTTACCTTTGTCGTCTTTAAATGAAGCTTTTATTGCCTCGATTTCATTGTTGATTTGTTCTGGTGTTTTCATAAATTATTTGTTTTTATTCATTATTTTCAATCAAATCAAAATACTCCATCGCCTCGTTTTTTCCGATTAAATCAAGCATTTTTTCTTTACTGAAATGATTGATTATTGTAGATTCGTCAAATTCGTCTAAAATTTCATCTATATCACAATTAGTTATATCAACACCTATGGATGCTCGTCCATTGGATGAAATTTCTACGCTTTCACAATTAATACTTATTTTCATGATTTACTTTTTAATTAGCCTGATTTCATATCCCAAATAGTTTGCATACTTAATGGCTTCGTCGAGATGAATTCTTCTTTCCAGACGTTCATATTTCCCCAAAGTTGTTCCGGTTATTCCTAGAGTAATCAAAAGATCGCTTTGTTTGATCTTCTTTTCCTTTCTGATTTCAATTAAACTGTCTAATACATTCATTTGTTTGTCTCCATCCGTGAGTTATTCATACAAAAGTATTTATTTGCTTTTAAATTTCCTACAAAATATGCTGTACAACATACAAAATCGCTTATGAATGAAATTTTAGTGGGAAAATTTGGGAAATGCTAAATATTAAAAATAACCATTTGAGATGTTAGTGCGGCATTTTTTGGTAATACAAAGTCTACATTATGTTCTGATTTGACCTCTATAATATATATTCCTTTATACCACAAGGACGAATCAACAGAACTAACATAAGATTCGTTTCCGACCACAAAATCAGACTCGGTAAATTTTGAAGCAAGCGGTATTTCTTTAGGTCTTCCTTTTTTGTCTCTAAAAGTATAAATGCAGTATATTTTTATTAAATATTTACTCCCAACACGATTTAAGACCCTAATTTTTAGTTTAGTATCTTCTTCTTCCTTTTTTATTATAGGATCAACATTAAAATCACATCTCATAGTTATTTTGTTTTTGACAAATATAATCTCAAATAGGTTATTACAAAACAAAAAGAACATGTTGTACGGCATCAAAAGTCAGGAACAAATAACTTTTCGACATTAGTTTTATACTCCTTCCGTGAAACCGTAGACAATAGTTCTTTTGACCATACGCATTTAAAGTCTTTCGGGGCTACATATTCAGATACAAATACACTGTGTCCTTCTTTTGCCCTTCTTCTTGCCCACTCCCAAAACTGAGAACTGTAAAACTTATTGTGATAGCCACAAGTCCCGGCATACGGCGGATCACAGTAAATTATACTATTTGGAGGTATATCCATGTCAAAATAAGAGCCACAACGAAAATCAATGCCAATTAAGTTGTTCTGTTGAGCCTTTAAATTCTGTTGAGCCTCATTTTCATAATTTCTATCCCCAGCCTTACTTCTCCCATATCCCCCAAACCACTTAGCCCCAAACGTTAGATTAAAACCAACATACCCAACCAACCAATCAGGATAAATAGATTTATGATGCTGAATCTTTTTGTATTCATCCTCGGAGATGTGAGGTGGATTAAACGGGATATTCTCCTGAAGATGTTTTAAAAGTGCTATCAGGTATTTATTTACGTCGTTTCCGATCCGGAGTCCATCAACCTTGTCAATCATATTTGCACCACCAACAAAAGGTTCTACATACCACCGATTGGGCTTTCTATCTTTTAATATTATCGGAAGTATTTCTTTTGCTATCCGATTCTTTGATCCCATATATTTCATGTTTCAAAAATACAAAATGTAACTCAGGTGTGAAATATGTTGTTCAGCATCTACTCTAAGACTACCATTAAACAATCTCTTTTAAATTGGTGAATTATGTGGTTGGAGGTAATGAGGGCTTAAAAGGGCTAAAACAAAGGGAAATATAGCAGGTGGATAAAAAGGCTAAAGGGTAAAAATAGGCTGGGAATATTTCTGGGATTCATAAAGAGGCTTCGGCGGATTGTTTTTTTCCCCCCCCCCCCGTTCTGTTCTGGTGCTCTATTCTATTCTACTCAACCGTTCTGTTCTTACCTTACTGACCGAACAAAGGTTAATAGACTACATTGATAAAAGGTTATTCATTCCAGTATCAAAACTATTATTGTTTTATGTTATTCAGTCTTCCAATAAATCAAGTAAGCAAAACAAACAAATAACTGTATTTATGATATGTTTTCCCGATAGCATAGTAACAATATGTAAGTAAATATATCATTAAACTATCATTATAATAGTGTCCTGTAATTGTTATTATGATAATATGATTATTGAATTGAACTGTTTTATTAGTTGTATTGCATTGATAATTAAACAGTTGCATTGTGTTGTAATATTATTCTATTTAACAGTATTAAGTTAACGATACGAAGTTATATAAAACAACAATAGAGTAACACTGGGATACTCTATTGAGATGAAAAGCAATTATATGTATGTCGAAATGAGAGACTATTCTGTGTCCGGTTTGGATTGAAAGGAAATGTTTATTACTGGCAATTCATTGTCGTTACTGGTAATATCCTGCCTGTCCTTCAATCCTGCTATCCTACTGGCTATCATGGGGTTAACAGTGCCCAATAGCCCTCCCATAACAATAGAACTATGGATTTTATCTCTCGTATATGTAATAATATCGGAAAAATCTTTGGAAATGTCGTCGGTTTTTCCCTTTAGCCCGTCTTCAAAATCATTAAAGTATTTAGAATTAACTCCCATAAATACACATAGTTCGCCAAATTCATACGGCCTTTTTGAAGGTATATTGATAATAGGATTGGTTATCTTTTTAAATTGTTCATCCGTTAAATTGTTTTCTTTCGGAATAATTGTATTCCCTTTTTTTTGTTCTGCCTTCTCGAATGGGTTATTATCCACCCACTCAAAGTATTCGTTAATAATACTTAGTAAAGCCTCGGGCGTTTCAAATATCTTATTCCTTCCATCTTTGTCTCTCATTTTCCAAAACTGATTACCTATTCTTTTATCTATCTTATCTTGAATATCCATAACCTTCTATTTTTTAAAGTGATTTATTATTATCCTTTATCATTTCGTCGAATGTTTAAATAACTCTTGTTTTGTTGGTTCTATTATTCCCTTGTCGATGAACTCGCAATTTATTTTGTAAATTATGTTATCGCTTAAAATGTTTCTCTTGTCTTCAGAGATATAGAAAGAGTTTTTTATGACATTGCAAACAGAGTTCAAAATTGATTCGACTAGACAATTATAACTTAATTGTTCTAAGTTTTCTTTCTTTCCTTCTATTATGTCTTTCCTTGTCATTTCTCTATTCTTTAAAAGTCATTGCAAAATTAACGCTAAATTTTTGAATAAAGCAAATCTATCATGTTTGAATAATTTGAAACAATTTTTAGAAACTTCAAAACATTGGGTAAGTCGGATACTTCAATCTGTTCTATCAGTGAATAACTGGACACTTCTCTAATAAGTGAATGTTCATCTATTGTCTGTAATTCATTAGTCATTTTCACTTAATTTAAGACTTTTTAGTCTGTTTTTATTCCTTTCTTGTTTCATTTCACCTTTATCGAAGTTGTATCTATTCCAACCCTTTAAAACATTTCGGGGAACTTCTGTTAAGTCTATCAATCCATTGTTGAACTTTCCTTCTGCCTTATGTCTGTTTGTATTGCTCATTACTCCATTGATATGTTATTCAACGTACGGTTTTTAAGCGATTTAACCGGGTAAATTTGAAAGATATGTTTTCTGAATATCTTAATCATTTCTTGAATTATCTTTTAATGTCGCTTTTTATACAACTTTTGAACATAATATTATGACACTTGTATTTTAATTGACTTTTACAACTTTATTTTAACCATTAAACCATGTCGTTAAACATATACTCAAAATTTGCTTTTCTCGACTAAATTATTAGCACAAATATAATGATTTTTAAACAGATAGTATGTTTTACAACATGTTTTTTTGATGAAGATTTAACTCTTTTTATTTTGTGGTTACAACTAAAATGCCGTACTTTACAAAGTATTCAATCAGAGAATACACCCGCTCTTTGACCTACTTTCTTACTGTACTGAAAATTATTTGTCGTGCTTCTTATTCCTTTGCCCGTGTTCCTGTTAAAAGGTTACTCTAATATGCTGGAAAGGTTGAAAACTTTAAAAAGTGGAACATTGACGATAACAGAGTAAAAGCGACGTTTTACACAATGGTTTTATAGTTTACTTGTTATAAAATTGATTGCATCCTTTTAACGATAAATAAAAGGGAAATTTTTTATAGGCGCAAAACTAAAGAAGTTGTATAGTTCATTACTATTTGCGCTTACTATGTTTAACAATTTAATAATTAGAATCATGGAAAATTTTAAAATCATTGACGGTGTGAAGGTTTGCAAAATTGGTAAAAAAATTGAGTTACACGTTAACCAATCTTTTGACGGTGCAAAATTGCAACAATGGCGCAAAAAGAACAAAATTGAATTAAAAGAGTTTAAAAACTCATAATTCAATTGGGATGAAAGTAGGCTTTTAAAATGGTTCGATTCCATTCATCCCACTAACTTTTAAAACTTAAAATTATGGAAACAATTGTATTATGTAAAAAAGATCTATTTCACGACGACAAAACCAAAAGCTTTACAAAAGGAGTGGAATACAGAGGGCACATTTGTAATGTTCTTGAAAATTTACAGGTAACAAATAATCAAGGTGAACCACACGTTTTAGGATGCTGGGCAAAATATTTTGTAAACATATCTAAATATTAACCTTTAATACTCAAAAATTATGAATTCAATCTATTTTTTTGCACCAATGGCAATTTTTATAATTGTTGTTATCATTTCTTTCATTCCAAACAAAAAAGTAAATAACCTTTAAAATTTGCTAAAAATGGTTATATATCTGCCTTTATTGACAATGAAAAAATCATTTCGATTGATAACTATATTGGAAGTGGGGAAAGATACCAACAAAGAGAAAATCCTGTTATCTGTATTTTTGACGGTGGACAAAATTGCATTTTTGAAGGTAGCAGAGAACAATTAATTAAGGTAATAAAGAACAGTAAAAAATAAACAATTAATACAGATCATTATGGAAGCTATAACAGAACAAAAAACCAACGTTTTTAAATCTTTTCACGGTTGGCAGGCAAAAACAATAAGAACGGAAAAAGGACAAACATTTGAGATTTGCACAATGAAAAGATGTTCAGGCAATATTACGACCTCAGTAACGAAAATAGAAGCAAGACAAAACAATGAAGTTGTAATTACCTCCTTTGGAATGAATGACGGGTATATGTCAGTAAATCACGGCAAATTTAACGCAACCGAAAAATCAGTAAAAAACGCACACTTTGAAGGGTTGGCAAAATTCGACGAAAAAATACAAAATACACCAATTCAGGAAATAAAAAAAGAAGTTCCTGAGATTGGGGATATACTTTTTTTAGATGGATATGGTAAGTCTAAAGGCAGTAACGGCAATAGTTGGATTATTTACGACATAAAAAGTGATCAATGGGGTTTAAGGTATTTATGTATCGAAAAAGATACCTTATTACTTCAATCTAAAGATTATGTTAACCCATTTTCTAAAAAGTTTGGAATTGGAATGTATTTTGAAAAAGGTTATGATATGGCTTTTTTTGGCATTGATCAAAATATCCTATCTAATATGCTAATCGAGGCGCAAAACATCAAAAAACAGGCTGAAATTGATCAAAAAATAGCATCCGATAAGGCAATAATAGAAGCCGAAAAAAAAGCACTATATTTAAGCCAATTTATTAAGGCAGACCGCAAAAAAACCACTTCAATAATAAAAAGCTACTGTTTAAAAACTTTTGGGGTGCAAAAAATTGAAGTATCAACCGACGTTTTTAGCGGTGGGGATTCAATGAATGTAAAATACTATCATTCTGAAAAAAACGAACAACTTGAAAAGTTTATTGATTCATTTCAAGAAGGACATTTTAACGGAATGGAAGACATTTATGAATATCACGAAAAATCAGAAATAATAATTGAAGGACATATTTTGCAAACATACAAATATGTTTTTTGTACTTTTTCATACGTTGAAAAATTACCGGAAATTGAGGATAAAAAAGTTGAGTATATCGACTTTAGAAGAGAACTATCGAGCGTATCACTAAAAAACAACGTTCAAATTATTGATTATTCAGAAAAATCATTTGTCGTTATTGGTGAAACAAAACCGCTAAAAGAAGATTTAAAATACTTAGGTGGCTGTTTTAATTTCCGTTTAACGTGCGGAGCGGGCTGGATTTTCCCTATGTCCAAAAAAGAAAAAGTTTTATCATTCTTAAAAGATTAATTATTTTTAGTTTGCGGGTATCTAACAACCCGCTTTATAGTTTCTTTGAGTTCTTAAAACTCAGCAAATAAATTTATTAGAAGTCTAAAAACAAAGAAAATGAATACACTTAATAAAAGCCCACCTAAATAAAAAACTATAAAATACAATTAATAAAAATATAGATAAATAAATAATGTAAAAGGCAGTTTGTAAGTGACTGCCTTTTTTGCCCTTAATGGTTAGTCTTAGACTTCTGTTCGACTCAGAAAAAGGGCACAATGCAATATTGCAGAAAAAAAAGAGGTCATTCTCTTAAAAAAGTGGAATTATGAAGACTTATTTTAATGAAAAAAGCAAATTATTTGCCGTTTCAAACGAAAAAACAGTGTGGTCAATCAATCCGCAAAAAACAAAAGTATTAAAACAATTCCCGGTTGAACATTTCGACGTTGAAAATTGGTCAGAAGTTGAAAATTTGACAACTTTTGACAAAATGAAAAAAACTTTTGATATTTTCCAGTCAATGACTAAAAAAAGATTACTGGAAATTGAAAAACTAAGGGAAAAACGGAGCGAAAACAAAAAACAAATTACCGTTCGTGAATTCCTTCAAATTGAGATGCAAAAAAAGTATCATGATAAATTGCTTTCCCTTGCTTCTGCCTTACCAAGCATGGGTTATTCAATGGGTGCAAGATACATTGTAACCTTACATAATTTAACCGCATGTTATTCTGATTGTGAAGAATACGCAAGAAGTTCAAAATTTCGTGCTACTCATGGGTATTTTAACCTTAAAATTGACATTGATACCTTTAAAAACTCTGAAAATATCGGGGGATTGTTCACTTATATTTATCCAAACCAAAAACAATCAGCAAAAAAATGTTGGTGGTACGAAAAAACAGGCGAAAAACAATATTATTCGCTTAAAAAAGTGACCGGATATATTTGCGGAGATTTTCATTCAACAACTAAAGAGGGTGCAAAAAACGGATGGAAAAAAGTTTGCGAAAACCAGAAAAAAACCGAGCAGCTTAAAAAATTACGTGAAATTCAGGAAAAAGCAAAAACGCAGGATTGGAAAAAAACATTTGCAAAACAATTGAGGTATCAATATAGCTATTCAGATAGTTTGAAGGTCAATTGTGAAGACGGAACTAAGGCATTTATAATGAGGTGCAAATTAGATTCAACTAAAAAATATAGAGGGTCATTTTTGCTCAATATTGCAACCGAAAAAAGCACAAATTCAATTCCTTTTGTAAAAAGAATGATTGAATTTAAGGCAATAAATTAAAATCATTTTCGCTCAATATCGGAACTATGCCAATCCTCGGAGGTTGGGAGCGAACTATTAACTAATAAAAAACAATACTATGGAAGCTACTGAGTATTATTTTTGCCCCACCGATAATTGCGGGCAAAGAATTGGAACTGTTCAAGAAATATATTTGTTTGATTATCAAATAAAAAACGTAAAAGGGTTATTGTATTGGGAAAATTTATTTCTGTATAAAGATTATTTTTCTGCCTTAACTTCAGCTCAAAATTAAATAACGGAGGGTTAAAAAATGAATTTACAACAATTTAAGCCGACAAAGGAAGAAATAATCTTTACTATTGTCATTGTGGTACTTACCATTTTAATAGGATTAACATAAAAAACAAGGTTATGTATAAATTGAGCGAAGAAACATTTGTTGATACTTATGAAGGTAGGATAAATGAAATAACTAAAATAATTAGCGATGCAAACAATTTTCAAGTTATTCATACCTATCAAGTAAAATTTAAGTCGAAAGGAAAGGATAAACGGGAAAAATATTGTATTGCTTTTTTTGACAATAGAGGGATAAAAAGCATAATAAAACAGGTTGACTGTTTTAAGCAATTTACCTATCAAATAAACGGGCAGCCGGGTAATAATTCTAAATTGATTTTTGAAAGAAACTAACATAAAAAAAACAAGGATATGAAAGCAACGAAAAAACAACAGAAACAAATATTAGAGTTATGGTTTTGCTCTGATCTAAAAAATAGTCTTCCTAATTTAGTTATGCAAAAAACGGAACTAAAAAATGATGCTTACTTCACCATTGGTAAATATTTTTTTGATTCTGTTACCGGAAAAGATTGCATCGAACCGATTGATGGGATGGAAAAATTAAGCTATAACGAAATACTTAAATTACTAACAAATAAGTAACGGTAAAAAAATGAATAAGTCCGAAAAAAGGAATTTTGTAAAAAACTTATGTGATTCTATAAAAAATGAAGTGGTCGAAAAAATAAACCACGATAGACTTCCCGAAAGTTGGGATAAAAAACGATTTGCTGAATATTTAGCGGGTCGGTTTAAAATAGAGTTTGAAGCAATAAAGAACGAATAAAAAACATATATTATGAAAACAAAGCATCAAATGTTAAAAGAACTTCTGAAATCAGGAGTTACAAAAGAACAAATAAGAAGTAAAAATTTTATCGAAGTTAAATTTGATATAAATTTTAAAGAATGGAATTTTAAATTATTTGATTTCAGCTCTGCCAATTTCCGCTCTGCCGATTTCAGCTCTGCCGATTTCCGCTCTGCCGATTTCCGCTCTGCCAATTTCAGCTCTGCCGATTTCCGCTCTGCCAATTTCAGCTCTGCCAATTTCCGCTATGCCGATTTCAGCTCTGCCAATTTCCGCTATGCCGATTTCAGCTCTGCCAATTTCATCTCTGCCGATTTCCGCTCTGCCGATTTCAGCTCTGCCAATTTCAGCTCTGCCAATTTCAGCTCTGCCAATTTCCGCTATGCCGATTTCAGC